GCACAGAGGCAGACACGCGCAAGATGGCGCAAGCCGCTAAGGATCTGGGCAAGGAATTCGGCGTGATGCCTGAGCAGATCAGCGCCGCCATGTATGACGTGGTGGGCTCGCTCGGCTACACAGGCGACACGATCGCCCAGACTCGCGAGGCTGTGAAGCTGGGCAAGGCTGGCGCTGCGACAACCTCCGAGGCGTTCCAGGTGCTGATGCGCACCACGCTGGCCTACGGCGACACCAGCGAGGCCGCCATGCGCAAAGTCTCGGATCTGGCCAGCGCCACGATCCGCCTCGGCGTGCTGACGATGCCTGAGCTGTCAGCGTCGATCTCGAGCGTCACCCCGCTGGCATCGTCGCTCGGTGTCTCACTAGAGGAGCTGTTCGCGGTCCAAGCTGCGCTGTCAGGCCCGAGCGGCACAGCGTCTGAGGTCTACACACAGATGAGCAGCGCCATGACGGCGCTGCTGCGCCAGAACAAGACCATGGAGGCGCAATTCCAGAAGACCTTCAAGGCCAAGGGCATCGAAACCGTCGCGGAGGCCATTGGCAAATTCGGCCTGCAGGGCACGCTCAAGCAGCTGGTCGACGACGTAGGTGGATCGCAGGAAGCGCTGACTGAGATGTTCGGGCGCATCGAGGCCGTGCGGTTCGCGCTCGCCGCCACAGGCTCGCAGGCTGGCCGATACACACGGATGCAGAGGGAGCTGACGCAGGTCACGGGCGAAGTCGATCGCGCCGTGGCAAAGCAGACGACAGGCATGGGCGCGGCAGCGTTCGCTCTGGACAAGACGCGAGCAGCTGCGCAAGCAGAGCGCATCGAGATCGGCGAGAAGCTGGCGCCAGCCATGATCGGCCTCGAGGCTGCTGGCGCCAAGGTGTTCGCGATGTTCGCCGAGAACATCCTGCCAGCCTTCACCGCTGGCAGCGGTGCGATTATCCAGATGAGCGACGCCACGACGGTGCTTGGCGGCGCGCTGAACATCGTCGGTCGAGTCCTCGGGGCAGTGCGGATCGCGATCGAGTCGGTGCTGTTGCTGGCGCAGCAGGTCTACGCTGTGATCACTGGTCTGCTGGCCGCATCGATCCAACTCGCCAAGCTGAACCCGAAAGGCGCTGCAGCCGTCCTCAGCCAGATGCCCAAGCAAATCTCAGAGAATTACGCGAATTACAAGCAGTCTGTTGCAGGTACAGCGGAATTCGTCTCGACAGGACACGATCCCAGCAAGACATCAGCAGCACGAGCAGCAGCATCAGCTGCAGCCATGGAGCGGATCACAGGTCTATTCGGCGCAGCGCAGACGGCGCTGAGTGGAGCGCTGCAGACGCCGATGGTCCGTGCGGACGTCGGAGGGGTGACGGTCAATGTCACTGTGCCAGCTGGAACCACGGGACAAGGCGCTGCGCTGATCGCTGATCAGGGATCGCGTTCGATGCTGGCCCAGTTCATGGCTGGCGTCCAGCAGTCGTTCCCTGTGCAGCAGCCAGGAGGCTGATCCATGCCTACCAGCCCAGCCACACAATTCCTGCTCGCCACCGGTCAGATCCTGACGCCCGACACCTGCACGTCAATGCAGCATGAGGCCAGCGCTGAGACGACTACGCATCCCGTCGAAGATGGCAGCAGCATTGCGGATCACGTCATCCGCAAGCCCCAGACTCTGACGCTGACCACGAGGTGGACGCCGAGGCCACCTGAGCCAGACTACCTGCCTCTGGGAAATCACAGAGGCCAAGATGCCTTCGATGCTCTTGTAGAGGCACTGCAAGCCCGCCAACCAATCCGCATCGAGATGGACGGGATCACCTATGATCCAGTCGTCCTGACCAGCGTCACGATGCCGCGATCGTTCGACGATGGCGACGGTCGCGAGATACAGATCCAAGCCACGCAAATCCAGATCGTCAGCGGCCAGACGACCCGAGTTCGTGTCAGCTCTCGCAACGGCTTCAAGGGCAAGGCAAAGGCCAAGAGGACGAACGTGACCCTGACTCGTGCAGGCGCCGCAGTCGCCGCAACGGTGGCTCTGCTGTCCAATCGTACCCTCACGGCGCTGGCCTACACAGGGATCGCAATTACGAGGTGACGCGATGGCTGCATTCGTGATCCCGACGTTGACGGGGCCAGAGACTACGCCGCAGGTCTTGCGAGTGACCCTTGACGGCGAGGTCTACCAATTGGCGATCCGCTACAACGAACGGGCAGCAATGTGGCGCATGGACATCCGCAACGACTCAGGCACAGCGCTGGCGTCTGGTCTGTCGCTGCGCAACGCTGGCCTGCCTGCCAATCTGTGCGTGTTCCGTCTCGATGGTCTGCCCAAGGGTCTGCTGCTCGCAGCTCCCACTACAACCTCGACCGCAGACGCTGGTCTGGAGGAGCTGGGCGGACGAGTCTTGCTGACTTATCAGCAGACTGAGGTCGTCTACTGATGGCCACGCTTTACGGGCGCCAGTGGTCGCTGACGATCGGTGATCGCCAGTGGACTGATTTGCGCGTGGTCTTTGAGATCAACCGCAATCTGACCAAGCACCCAGATCCAGCTGTGATCACGGTCTACAACCTCGCGCAGCTGACTCGCAGCGGGTTCTATCAGGGCGAGCAGGTCAGACTCGTCGCTGGCTATGGTGATGCCGCAGGGCTGATCTATGCAGGGACGCTGACTGGGCTGACTCCTCAGCGGGATGGAGCAGACTACGGCGTCACTCTGTCCTGTCGTGATGGTGATGCAGCTTATCGGGCTACTGTGCGACAGTCCTACTCGGCGGGCGCACCTCTGCAGCTTGTCGTGGATCGATTGGCCGCAGCCATGGGGCTCGGAGTATCTGCTGGATCTCGTGCGTCCTTGGCGGGCAAGTCTACGCGTGGACCTCTGGCACAAGTGGGCTACGCACAATCAGCTCTGCAGTCTGTGCTGCAGCCATTCGGCCTGCGTTACACGATGATCGACGGATCGATCGTCATCGTCACCGACAACGGAGCGACAGACGAGCAGGCGATCCTGCTGACGCCCTCGAGCGGTCTCATCGGGTCACCTGAGCCTATGACCGACAAGGCGCCACCGATCGGCGCCATCGTCAAGCGACTGCGACTGACTTCACTTCTGCAGCCTGGCTTCGTGCCAGGACGTCGAGTCTCACTGCAGGGCGTTCAATACGCTGGCGTCTATCGTGTCGACCGCCTGATCCACAAGGGCGACAGCCACGGGCAGGAGTGGTACAGTGTGGCAGAGTGCAGTCTGGTGGAGGACGTGTGATCGGGCCGACCATGGACGAAATGCTGGATCAGGTGCTGACGTCACGTCTGCAGACTGTCTACACGTCTCTGCCTGGTCGTGTCGTGTCGTTCGCTGCTGCCACATCGACATGCACGGTGCAGCCCTTCCCTGCGATCTATCAGGACGGCGAAGCTGTCGAGCTGCCCTTGCTATACGGAGTCCCAGTCGGTTACCCGAGCGGCGGCGGGTCGTCTATCACGTGGCCTCTGGCGGCTGGTGACATCGTGATCCTACTGTTCGCCTCAGCGCCGCTCTCGCGCTATCGCGTCGAGGGTGCAGAGACGGATCCACAGGAGGAGCGACGGTTCGATCTGACCGACGCGTGGGCGATGCCTCTCGCTGGTGGCGCACAGCCCGCAGCGACGAGTGGCGCGCTGGTCGTGCAGGCGCCGACGGCGGGGCAAGTACGGCTGGGCGCATCCACGGCCACGCTCGGAGTGGCGCGCCAGACTGACAGCGTGCAGGTGACTGTGGCTCCTGACTGGATCGCGTTCGCCACTGCAGTCTCTGCGATCACTGGCGTTCCTGCTCCTGTGTCGATTTCCTACAGCGGCAGCATCACTGGCGCCTCGACTACGGTGAGGTCTACCTGATGGCGACTATCGCATGGCGCGACCTCGCGCTGGACAGCTCAGGCGATCTGGTGCTGGAGGTCGGCGACCTCAAGCTGCTGCAGGGCACTGATGCGATCGTGCAAGAGTGCCGGACGGCGCTGGGTCTGTGGGCAGGTGAGTATCCGTTCGACATCGAGCTAGGCACCAGATGGGATCAGATCCTGAACACCAAAGGCCTACAGGACAGCGCGATCATCGCTGAGGTCCGACGAGTGCTCATGGGCGTGCAGGGCGTCCAATCCGTGGACAACGTGGCCATCGTGCGTAATACTGTCCTGCGGACTGCCACGATCTCAGCGAGCGTCCGCGGCAACGAGGGCGTGGTGCTGACGGTGCCGTCTCTCGAGCTGGGCGTGGGAGTGTAGCATGCCAGGACCTACCTACGGGCCAGACGGACTGCAGATCCAGACTGCGACAGAGGTGCAGGCGGATCTCGCTGCGTACCTGCAGAGCGAATTCGGCACCACGATCCAAGCGACCAACGGCCAGACCGTCATCGGACAGCTGGTGTCGGCGCTGTCGCAGATCCTCGTGCAGCACCAAGAAGCGATCGATGGCGTCTACCAGTCCCTGCACCTCGACGGCGCAGAGGGCGTCAATCTCGATCGACTGGTGCAGCTGCTCGGCCTGACCCGTAATGTCGCGACTGCCTCGACCTGCACGATCACGGTTGCTAATACTGGCCCAGTTATCGTCGCGGTCCCGACCGGTGCAGTGCTGCAGCATACGGCCACAGGCACGCTCTGGAGCGTTGACGTCGGCGGCAACGTGCCCGTCGCTGGGTCTGCCAGCTTTGCGGCGCGCAGTCTGGATCTGGCTCCGATAGCGATCGCACCCCTGTCTGCGTGGACGTGGGTGTCGTCTTTCGCTGGCGCTGGCTCGACAGTGATCAGCAACGCAGCCACGAGTCAGCTCGGCACCTATCAGGAGACCGACGCAGCCCTGCGTGTGCGCGTGCTGCAATCGGCGCACACGGCGGGCAAAGGCACCGTTCAGGCGATCCGTGGCGCCATCGCTGACCTCGACGGCGTGACGAGCTGTGTCGTTTTCGAGAATGTCAGCAACGCTCCTGGCATCACCTCGCCAGTCGTGATCCCGCTCCTTCCCGCGCACAGCTTCGTAGCCTGCGTGATCGCGCCAGCAACGCCTCAGATGGAGCAAGCGATCGCTGGCGTGCTTTATGACCAGAAGCCAGCAGGCATCGCGACCTACGGCAACACGGCAGTGACCTACACAGACCCCGACGGCGTGCCGTATGTGCTGAATTATGAGCTAGCTACATCGACGGCCATCGTGATCTCTGCCACCGTCAGCGGCGGCATGGCTGCATTCGCGACAGCGATCAAGGACGCGATCATTACGTACATCGGCGGCACCCTATCGACTGGCGACACGGTGCAGGGTCTGGGAATGGGCAGCACGATTGTGGCCAGTGCGCTCGAGTGTGCGATCTACGATGCCACGAAGGTCAACGGCAAGAGCTCGTGCACTGGCGTCTCCAATTTGCTGTTCGACTATGCTCCAGCGCCGCCAGTCAATGCGGCGAACCTGACGATGCAGTGGAACGAGTACCCGATCACCAGCATCGCGTCGATCGTGCTGACGTTCTAGCGGGAGGTGGGCCGTGGCTGACATCCTGCCGCTGAACACGCCAGCCGAGGCCGTCGATCTGCTGCCGTCGCAGTTCATCGACCAGCCGAATATCGCAGCGCTCTGGCGCGGTCTGGCGTACCCGATCCAGGACTACGAGGACACGCTGTTCTGGCTGCAGACGGCCTACAGCCTCGACAACGCAGACGGCGTGCAGCTGGACTATGTGGGCCAGCTGCTGAACCAGCCACGCCTCGGCGGCCCGTATCCTGTCGGCGAGTCTGATAGTGACTACAGGGTCAAGTTGCGCGCTGCCATCCTGAGGAACCGCAGCAACGGATCGACGCCAGACCTGATCGCCGTGGTCAAGGCGTTGCTCAACGGCAATGCGGTGAAGGTACAGATCATCGACACACCGCCCGCTGCTTTCGTTCTGCTGGTGCAGGTGACGACGCCGCTGACGTCTGGCGAGCAGACGGCGCTGATCGAATTCTGCGAGTCTGCGCGATCTGCGGGTGTAGGCATCGCTGGGCTGGCGTGGTACGCTGATCCGACGTTCGCCTTCGACGGCTTCCCCGATCCGCCGTTCGCAGGCTACGATGACGGCACGGGCGCCGTCGGTGGATACTGGGCCAATTACATTTGGCCCTGAGGTGCTAGATGGCTGGTGTCGTCAAGGATCTGCCGCTCAATCCCGCTACAGGCGCGCCCGAGACTGTGCCGTGGGCGACCCAAGGCACGACGCTGGCGCCCAACGCTGGGCAGATCTCGACTGGCTGGCAGCCCTACGGCGTCGGCCCGCCGCCAGACTACCGCCTAGAGAACTACGCCCGACTGACGCAGAGCGACCTGAACCTGCGCGCCAATCAGGCTGGCTTGTTCCTCGAGTACGTGTTCGGCGAGATCACGCTGGCTGGCGTGGCAGCTGGCCTGAACACGCGCCAGATCACGATCGCTGGCGTGCCGATGCAGTACACCGACCAGGTGGGCGACACGCTGGCAGACGTCTACGATGCGTTCGCCACGCTCATCAACACGACGCCAGTGGTCAACGCAGCCGTGTACGCGATCCACCCTGCGCCGCTGTCTCCTCTGGAGATCTACGGCACAGAGGCAGGCATCAAGCCCAACATGAGCGTCGCCGTCATCGCTGGCGCTGGAACCATCACGATCTCGCAGGCCTTCACTGATCCCGTCACACGGCAGGGCAATCAGGCTGGCTATGTCAGCGACGTCGTGATCGGATCGCCCCAGCTCGACGACGATGCAGACCCGACGCATGCCTGCCGCATCATCTTGGACAAGTCCAAGAATGCGTTCTATGCGGGGTCCGCGACTGGCGGCGAGTGGGATGACGGCGCGCGTGGCGACAATACGATCAACCTCGGCGTCGACAACCAGACGACCGCGACCGCTGCCGTTGCGATGGGCAGCGACTGCATCGCCAGCGGCATCAGCTCGGTGGCGCTGGGCGTGGCTGCTGCTGCGTCTGGCTCGGCTGCTGTGGCCGTTGGTGACTCGGCAGGCGCCAGCGCCAGCGACACGATCGCGATCGGCAGTAGCGCGTCGGCCAGCGCCTTGT